TGTAGACATGTATATGAACATATCGGAGAACCGATTTGTCCATATTGCGGCAGAGATACACATGAAACAGATTGGGCTAAAGAGCACAAGTTGATGAAACAGTGGCATGCAGATGGCAAGGCTACTTACGGAGGGTGGTGGTCAATATAGTGGAATTAAATTTCAATGACCTCATCGATATATTAGACGGGGAGGAATTTGACGAAAGACCAGTTGATCTCAGAACTTTTGTTACAGGAAAAGAATACCTTGGACTCCCACCACTTTCGGAGTACCAATATACGCTTATCGAAAAAAGCTCACAGATCTATAAACAATCCACTCTTGTCAAGCTATTTGGAGAAAGAGAAGGCGAAGATCGCTATAAGCAAACCTGTAATGAGGTCGTAGCACAGTTAGGCAAGGGTAGCGGAAAAGATTATTGCTCTACCATATCAGTAGCATATATAGTATATTTACTATTATGCCTTAAGGACCCAGCAACATATTATGGTAAACCACCTGGGGACTCAATAGATATTATTAATATTGCTATTAACGCACAACAAGCTAATAATGTTTTTTTTAAAGGATTTAGAAATAGAATTGTAGGATCACCTTGGTTTATAGGCAAATATTTAGAGAAAGCTTCTGAAATTAAATTTAATAAAAACGTAACTGTTTATTCTGGACATTCGGAACGAGAAGCGTTTGAAGGGTATAACGTTTTGGTTGCAGTGCTTGATGAAATATCTGGCTTTGCTCTTGAAAGCACCACTGGGCACGATCAAGCAAAGACAGCAAGTGCTATATACGAAATGTACCGTGCTTCTGTCGACTCTCGTTTTCCAGATTATGGCAAGGTAATACTACTATCATTTCCTCGTTTCAAGAACGATTACATACAGCAGAGGTACGATGAGATTGTGGCGGAAAAAGAAACAATACAAAGATCTCACAAATTTAAAGTGGAACCAGGTTTACCAGACAATACACAAGGAAACGAGTTTGAAGTTTATTGGGATGAAGATCATATTGTTTCATATAGATATCCTAAAGTTTATGGCATTAAAAGACCTACATGGGATGTTAATCCAACAAGAAACATAGATGATTTTAAGATTCCTTTTTATAGAGATCCAATAGATGCGCTTGGTAGATTTGCCTGCATGCCTCCTGAAGCAATAGATGCATTTTTTAAATCTCGTGAAAAGATAGAAAAAGCATTTAATAATTTAGGTTCAGCAATAGATCAATTCGGCAGGTTTGAAGATTGGTTTGTTCCAATTGAAGATAAAGATTATTTTATACATGTAGACCTAGCACAAAAACACGATCATTGTGCTGTCTCTATGGCACACATTAATAGATGGGTTAATGTAAAAGTTACTGATAACTATTCTCAACCAGCCCCAATAGTTGAGGTTGATGCAGTAAGATACTGGACTCCAACATCAACCAAGTCTGTTGATTTTGCAGAGGTAAGAGATTATATATTGGCGCTAAGGTCACGAGGATTTAACATAAGAATATGCACATTTGACCGATGGAATTCTCATGATATGATGCAGCAATTAAGACAGTATGGAATTAATACAGAAACATTGTCTGTAGCAAAAAAACATTATGATGATATGGCAATGGTTGTGTTAGAAGAAAGATTGTCTGGGCCACATATTAAATTATTAATAGATGAATTACTTGAATTAAGAATCATGAGAGATAAGGTTGACCACCCTAGAAAAGGATCTAAGGACTTGGCAGATGCTGTATGCGGTTCAATATATAATGCCATTAGTCTTACGAGACCAGACTTTGGTGCTGTAGAGGTTCACACCTATAGTTCGATTAGAAAACAACAAAGGGATCAGGAGAAACAGGAAAGTCCTAACCTAATTAAGGCTCCATCTGCAATGCCCCAAAGTTTGGCGGAAGCACTAGACGGAATGGAAATAGTATGAGCATATATCAAGAAAGAGCTAAACAGTGTAAGTGTTGTGGTAAACATGTGCCGTTGCCTACAGTTTTAAAAGAGTATAATGGAATATGTTTATGCCCCACTACGTTTGCTAACGTAATGGAATATAAAAGAATCTGGAATGAATCGGGTAAAAGACCTCCAGGAAATATAAGAAAACATTTTTCTGATTATGTACAGCAGATTGTAGAACAATCTATTGACAATAATCAGTCAACAAATATATAATTCAACTAGGCACCAGTAGCTTAGTTGGTTAGAGCCCCCGACTCATAATCGGGTAGTCGTAGGTTCAAGTCCTACCTGGTGCACAAAGGGAGAGATAAAATGTACGATAAGTTGACAATAGAATTAGGCAATAATGTTGATAATATAAAAATATTTAAAAACTTTATACCTAAAAAAGATTTAGAAGATTTATCTATTTACGGCAAATGTTTTGCCTATTATAAAAAAAATAATAGTTGGCCAGAAAACATTTTGTTACCAGATTATATAAAAAAATTAGTTACAGAATATGAAGACAAAATGATAAAGTTAGCTGAAAATTCTTATGGGAAAAAATTTGAAAAAGATAGATTTATGGATTTTTCATATAGACATGAAGGAACTTCAGTGCAAAAACATTTTGATAATGTAAAACCTGAAATAAAATCCGTAAGAGAAATAGACACAACTAATTTATTTTGGAGTGGTCATTTATCAATTATAGGATATTTAAATGATAATTTTTCTGGAGGAGAAATATATTTTCCAGAACAAAATTTTGAGTACTTGCCTAAATCTGGCGATGTAATAATGTTTCCAGGAACTGCATTTTATCCACATGGGGTAAAAGAGTTTTATGGAGAAAAAAGAATAACTATGTCCTTATGGACAAGATTTTTAGACTTCACGGGAGAGGTATAATATGTTAGAAAAAGATAAATCTTATGGAAATTTGACTATAGGATCTTCACATTTAGGCAATATTAATGATATAAATCCTAGAATGAAAGATGAAATATATTCAAGTGATTTAATTGTAGTAGATAGTTTAGATGAATACAATAAGATGTGTGAGCACTTACAGGTTTCTTCAAATGCTGAAATTTTTTTACACTCAAATGCGTTAGCTAATCACGAAGATGCTTGGCAAAAATCTCAAGAGTATTTAGTTAATGGGAAAAATGTTTTAATTATTGCATCAAGAGGTATGCCAAATATCTGTGATATTGGGCCAACAATTACAAGACGTTCAGAATTTGGAATGAAGGTTATGCCTAGAATAATACCTGGGCCCTCAATGATGTCAACAGCAGCAGCGTTAGTAGGATTCGATACTACAATGTTTACATTTTTGCAATCACTACCAAAAGAAAAAGCAATGCGTACAGAATTTTTAAATAAATTAAAAAATGAAGATAGAACGTTTATGTTTTTTAATAAAACTCCTATGGAAACAAAAGATTTAATGGCGGAAATATTTGATTGTTTCAAGGAATTTAAAAAAGTTTTGATTGCTATTATAGTAAATCTCACAGAAGAAGACGAAAGGGTTATTGTCGGAACCCATTTTGAAGTAATAAAATATCTTGAAAATCCATCAATAAAGTTTTTATACACAGATAAGGTAACTTTTGTTGTACAAAATTATGAAAATTTTGATAAAAACTTAAAATTTCACAGGGAGCATTTTTAATGAATGACGAAGAAGCATTAGAGCGAATACAATACTATATTGAGATAGGCGCTATAAGACTTGCTGGATACAACGAAAAAGACGAAGCAATATTTGAATTAAACGAGGCGGTCACAAAAGAGCTAGCACCTGAATTATGGGAAGCTCATATGGAATATGTTGACCATAATCTACTTGGTCTCTTTGAAGAAGGTTTAATGGATGTAGAATATGATGAGAATTTGGAAGCAACAATGCATTTTACAAAAGAAGGTTTTGAAATAGCAAAAGAAAAAGGAATAATTCCTTTAGAAGATATTGACGATTACGATACACATTAGATATAATTTGTATGCCCTTATAGCCCAGCGGTAGAGGCATGCGACTTAAAATCGTACAAGCGTTGGTTCAAATCCAACTAAGGGCACATAAATATGATACACTTAGACAGTATGGAATGGGATCATTTTCACATAATTAAACAAAAAGTATTGCGTGAATTGATTAATGAATTAGAAGGTATAGAATTGCCTCCTGAATGGAGCCCAAGAGACGTCTTAGGCTTTGTAGTAAGAAAATTAGAAGATGAAGGTAAAAAAATATGAGCTTAAACAAAAAAATTAAAAGATGGTTCGGATTTCCGTTGGCAGCAACCAAAATGCCAACTTATTTAGAAGAAGTTCAATCCGTACTTGAGGAAAGGTTAAAGGAATTAGAAGTGTCAGAAAAGAAAATTGTTAAGAAGGCTCCAGCCAAGAAGAAGGCTCCAGCCAAGAAGAAGGCTCCAGCCAAGAAGAAGGCTCCAGCCAAGAAGAAGGCTCCAGCCAAGAAGAAGGCTCCAGCTAAGAAAAAATAGTATACATTAATTAATTTGCTATAACTTGTGACAGTCCTGAGTATGACTTT